AAAAGCTCTCATGACAGAACCTTCAGCTTTCCACTCGTCTTTTGCACTTTGTTCAGGGAGAACACAATCAATATAATCCAAAAGAATCAAATCAATCTTTGTACCATCAGCAATAAGTTTTCTTACTTGATTTTTAATTTGAGCCATGGTCATCGTATCCGAAGCTAGTTTTTTCAAAATCAATTTGTTCTTCATAGTTTCTTGAACTTCGGTGATTTTACTCATAACTTCTTCGCGATGATTTGCCAAATCATCAGGTGCTATTCCTGTCCAAATTGTGAAATGTTTTCTTTGAACTATTTTTGGATTGTCTTCAAAAAATATTTGAAGAACATTGTATCCCATATTAAATGCCGTGTTTGCAATCTTCGTGAGAATTGTTGTTTTACCAACTCCTGTAGGTGCAAGAATAACCCCAATCTCCCCTTTTGCTAATCCTCCTTTTAAGAGTCTATCTATTCCCGCAATTCCCATAGGAATTGGGTGTCTATAATCTTCTTCCAGAACTGTGTCCAAACCTGTAAAGATATCAGACATACCTTTGTCACTTTGCCCAACTTGTAAAGCTTCTCTGACAAGACCTTCAACTTTATCATAAGACTCGAAATCCCCCTCGGTTATGATTTTGTTTGCCTTGTCCATAGCCTTCTGTAACTCTTGTTGTTTACAGAATTTCAAAGCCTTTTCTTGAACAAATTGTGAACCTTCGAATGGTGCATCTTTTACTTGTTTTAGCATATCTAAAACAATTTTAGCAACCATTTCTTGAGTAACCTCTGACTTTACAATTTGCGATAATGTTTCGAAGTTGGGTGATGATTCATACTTCTTATAGTATTCTTTAACCATTTGTAAAATGATTTTGAAATACTTGTTGTCGAAGTAGGAGGGTTCAATTACGTCAATAATTGACGATGCAAAATCCTTGTCCTCTATGATTTGGTTTAACAACTGAATCTGAAACGTGTTACCCAAATAATCGAAATTCTTTACCATATATTTTTTTGACTCCCCTCTCATATGTAAATACTCATGCGCTTAAGTCAAATTCGCAATACTGGTAATTTAATTTGGTTTTTGAAAAAATGTCAGTCAATTCACGAAGAACCTCTTTCAAAAATGGTCTTACGTCAACCGTATAACGAACTTTTGGCGGAAACTTTTTTCCATCAAAAATTCTATGACAAAGTGTCGTGTCCCCAACCTTCACGTAAATGTTGAAGTGTTCCGGACCTTCAGTAAATGAGGTTTCCATAATCTTGGGGTCATGGATAATAGCTTCCATGTTGTCCATCATATAGACAACGGTTTTCATTTTGAGGTAATACTCAAGTTCCTCTTTTAAGGATTTGATGAATTCGTAAAACTCAATAGAGTTTTTTGCTTGAGGATTATATCCTCTGACATTGAAGAATCTTTGAACAACAATGTTGTCATTAAGGGTGAGTAAAAACTCCATCTTCGTACTGTCTTGTTCTTTCATAACTTTTAGTTTTTGTTTCGTTTTTCTTTTCTTGTAAGTTTTAAAAATGGTTTGAGGAAGTTTACCCAAGCTTCATCGTTCTTGGGAAGATACTTGAAAAGACCATCTTCCATCATTAGTCTCATCAAGTTTTTATAGCCTCTGTCTGTGGGGTCAATTGTGTCGGTGTGAATTTGTTCTACCAAGGCTTTTCCGTCGTCCGTAATGAGGGGGTTATTTAGGTCGACAATTTGTTTGTTAATACTGTAGAACTGTTCTCCAAGTATACCGCTTTTGGTACGTCCAGTCAAAATATTTTCTAATGCTTTTGGTTTTTTCTTTTGCTCATTTTTTCGGGCATAACCTAAAATTTCTTCGATTGTGCAGGTTTTTTCAAGCATAACCGGAAAAAGTTTAACCAATGTCTTTTCACCTAATCCCTCAATTCCATCGATGTTATCAGACTTATCTCCTGTGAATACTTTAGTTATTGTGACGTTGTTGTGAGGGATGGAAACTTTATTGATTGTAATCTTATCTCCGTTCTTATAATAGGTCTTTGTGATTGGTGAGAATATTGTTACCCTTTCAGATATAAGTTGGGTCAAGTCTTTGTCGGCAGAAAAGATGATTATTTTCTCATCAGTTGCAACTTTACAGTAATATGCAATCAAGTCGTCGGCTTCATTATTGGTCATTTCAACTTGTCTAACGAAAACCTCCTCCAAATACATCTTAACTCTCGCCTTTTGTTGCAAGTAAGATTCGTATTTGTATTCATTCATATCCTGTCTACGGTTACCCTTGTATTGGGGGTATATAGATTTCCTTATAGATGAATTTGAATTTCCGTCCCAAAAGACAACCACTTTATCGTGATTGTGCTCCTCCAAAAATCGACGAAGTGTATTAATGAAGTGGTACACCCCACCGATGTGGGAACCGTCACTGTAGAGTTCCTTAACCCCGTGAAATCCGATTTTGAATAGGTTGTCCCCATCCACCAACAAAGTCTTTGTCACATATTCAATTTAAGGGTGAACAATCAATCTTCTTTTTCTTCTGTGAGAGTAAAATCACCTTCAGCACCAATGATGTCTTTCCAGTAATCTGCGTATTCCTTTTTGTAAGCTTCAATGGAAGCCTTTTCTTCTGTAGAATCTTTACCCGCCAGAAATCCGTGGGGGGTTACTATAATTTTTCCATCATCAAATCCAAGTCCATTGATGTGGTTTTTCATAACTGAAATCTTACTTCTTACTGCAAACTTAACTGAACGTTTGTCTTTTGTTGCAGTAATTTTAGTTGTACCTGCACCTTTTTGATTTCCAAATAAAAATACAAGTGATGAATTCAACCAAACGGATTCCCCACCTTTGGCTTTAATTTTTGGTTGTCCGAAAGGATTATCAGGAAGTTCAACCCATGGTTGGTTGATGATTATAAGTGTATTTTCATATTCGTTATCAGACTTTCTTGAGCCAGATATTCTTTGGTTGATTCCCATACCAATCTTGTCCGATAATACTGATGCGTTATGTTGTTTACCGCCTTTACCTTCAAATGTCATTTTGCATGGAACTGAGCCTACCGAGTCCCAAATGAAACAAAGACTATAATTCAATTCACCTTTTTCTTGTGCATCGAGTAGTTCGTTTATATAGTCTGTGATTTGTTCAATATAACTGAAATTATTATTGAATAAGAAAAAACCATCCCAATCAAGTTCTCCTGTTTCTTTGTCAACTACCTCTTCACATTGAAACCCCATAAGTTTTGCATGGTCAAAGCTCCATTTCTGTTCTGTGATGATGAAGACAGGTAAAATTTCTTTCTTTTGAGCATCCACAGCCGCTTTTATGGCTGCGGTTGTTTTTCCTGTATCAGAATGACCCAAGAACATATTGATGTGTCCGATTGCTGGTCCAGGTAAACCTACAGCATCCAAGAAATCCGAACCCAAGTCCAAAAATCTTTGGGGTTTATATTTTGCCGAAGTTGAAAACTTCTTTTTTAAATTACTAAAATCGTTCTTCTTAATTGCCATCTTGAATTATTTTAATCATCGGTAGTTTGTTCCTCTTTTCGGAGCCATAAAAATTTGTGTCCTCTTCGTATAGTGTATTCAATTCTTCCTCGTGGAATGTTATCAATCTTAATTTCAACTCTCCATCTTCAGATTCCTCTTTCAACATCCCGAACAAAACTGTGTCGCCAATTTGTTTCGCTCGACCTGAAGCATAACTTTTTTCTTTCAAAGCACTTAAAATTTCATATGTGAGAATTTTATTATCTCTCAGTTGTAATTCTATTTCTTCTTTGAATGTCATATCAAGTTATAAAAAGATGTTCCCGACAACCATGTCGGGAACATCATATTAATTAAAATGGTAAATCGCTATCTGCTTCAGAATCTGCTTGTGGGTCTTCAAATTTTTTGGATGCCTTTGAACCTCCAATTGTTGCTTCAGATTCAGTTGAATCTCCATAAACATATCCACCTTTTTCGTTATCCCACTTCGGTGTTTCTCCTCTTGCAATTGCTTCGAGATACTCAACAGGTTTTTTACTATAAACATCTGTCCAAGCCAATTCGTCTTCTA